GTTGGAGGACTAGGAATAGTTATTGCTGGTTTATACACCCTAACAGTTACTGCGTTAACACCTGCGACTCCAGTAGATCCTGTAGCGCCAAAAGCTCCATTTTGACTAATAGATCCGACAACTGCACCTGAGGTCCAATCTATTGTTGTAGTAGTAGCGCTAGCTAATGCACTAATAGGTTTTGTAGCTGTCCACAGTTTAAGTAGTGCTGTGCCAGGATTTGTTGGCACAGTTGTTGACCAACCATCAGATCCAGTGTATCCAGAGTTAGCTCCAGTTGTCCATGTATAGGTACTAGATCCAGTTGGAGTATTGGCTGTTGTAGCCCATTGATATAAATACGCGGTAGCATATTTAGGAGGACTAGCTGCTTCATTAACAATAGCCATTACTATTGTTTTAACAATGGGTGTGATTATACCTACGCCAGTAACACTTAATGTTACTGATACTGAGGTAGCACTTAGTGCTGGTGTTACAGTTGTAGATGCAGTATTGCTAGAAGAAAGTGTTCCTCCAGTAATTGTCCAAGCATAAACAGGTGTAGTAATACCATTTAATACTGCTGCTAGTCCAGCTGTTGCTGGCGTAAATGCAGTACCTGCACTATTTTTTACAAAAGCACTATATCCAGAAATGTCCACAGTTTGAGCAGAGGCTACAATAGGTACACCACTTAATTCACTAGAATATGTAATCTGTGCTTCATCAATTTCGCTGATAAATGCATATCTTACATAATAAGTAGTACCAGGGGTTAAGTTTGGTATAATAATAGACAGACTTAATCCGTCAAATACTTTGTTGGCATCTGACGGAGTAAATCCTGCTGTTGTGGAAGACCAGACTTTTACTTTGATCAAATCATCGCGAATATCTGATGTTCTAATAGTGTCGTAAGGTGTGTCTAGTTTTAATATTAAGGAATTAACGCCTGCGGATAAAGTTCCTGCCATAATTATCCTTTAAACAATTGTTTTGATTAATATAGACGCCAATGCACTAGTGTCGCCATAGCTGTCGTGAATATCTACAGTTCTGCAAGCTACTCTGTAGTTTATTCCTGCTTCTGATAGTCGTGGACTTGTAAACTCTAACAAGTTTTGTCGGGTTGCACCTGTTGACTTTACAACTTTAATGTTGTTGGTAGAGTCTGGTGTCAAGTTCCAGAAATCGCCAATACCAGTATCACGATAAATTCTATACTCATAGTGTTTAAATAGTGCTGGATTAACTGGAGTGTTAGAAACAGCTTTCATATCTAAAAAGTGAGTATTTAAATCTATTTCAAGACTATCTACAGTTGCGTAAGCCTTAAACTGCCCTACAGTATGTGTAGTTTCACTAGTCCAAGGACCTGTTCTACCATCTGTTGCTACATATCTTAATTTTATTTTATATACTTGGCCTTTTTCTACTCCACTAATATAAATAGAGCCTGCGCTGTAATCTTCTGTAAACGTACGAGCATTAATAAGTGTACTTGATGTTGTAATACCGCTAGTTGTAGTAGAGCTAGTTTGTAAATAATAACTACACTCAATTCTTTGAGTAGCTCGGGGTAACTCTTGTGGGTTAGTATAGCTTATTTTTATGCGTTGTTCATAATTACCAGTAGACAATAATCTTGCAGCAGACTCATCGCTTATAACTAGGCTAATGGTTGGTACATCTGCATTAGTAAAACTGTTTCGTAAATCTTGTCCAGGCAGTGTAATTTGAGACTCAAATGTTAGCAATTCACTTAATGTTTCGTAATCAGTAAATATATTGTATGTATCTGTTACGCCATAGTCTACCATCGTTAAAGTAGCAGATTTATTTGATGACGGCTCAATACTAAGTACAAGTAAATCTTGCGCTTCTTGATGATACTCACCAAACATATACAAGTCACCGGCATTTACTTCAGTGATTGTTGCACTAGTAGCTAACTTGACTGTAGTATGGTATCCAGTACTCATACCTGTTTTATCAAGTGTGCGTTCTACTGTAGCACCTAATGCAGATCTAAAACGAATAGTATAATTTTTGGTAACGTCAATATATACTTGTTCGTCTAGCACAAATTCCGTGCTGCTAACACGTTGATTAACGCGTCCGCTGCCTGTGCCCCACATAGGTACATCATGCATTACTTTTACACGATCGCCTCGATTACAGACTAGATATTCAATATCTGAATTTAGTCTGTAAACTTCTGGTCGCAGCTTTGCTTGCGCAAAATGCCAACGAGCATGATCTATCACAGAAGATTTTTTAGTAACTCCAGGCAACTGTATACTTTCAAAAAGTTCTGCATTACCTGAATCTTTTCCACTATTGTAAATAATTACTTCTGCTTCTTGATAGTCTTGATCTTCGTCTATGTACGTAACTCGTAAACCATCTGGCATTTTTGCTAAAGCTTTTGTAGATTCAAAACCCCAACTATTGTGTGGAGTAAAGTGTTGCACAATATTTGACTTTGGTTCGTCAATTACCACAGACCATTTGCCGTCTATCATTGCAGGACTTGCTCGCCCAGCGGCACAAATATCTCGCAATACTTCTAGTATACTACGCTGTGATCCAACTATGCTATTAAATTCGAATCCATTTGTAACACAATAATTATGCCAATATTGAATTTGAGTTAAGTTTATCTTACTGGCAACGTCTGCTTCTTTTACTCGTTGTGGGTTAGCTGGATGCTTTAACACATGCAAAAATAAATCTGCAGGATTATTGGTTGCCATTGTGGTCCAGGTTGTACCGTTCCATGAAGGTGCCCATGTTTGAACAATAGCATTAATTCCTTCAATCTGACCATTTAATTGTTCATTGGCTTTGATCTTTAGTGCTGTGCCTGCAAGTGTGCAGTTAATAGGCTCTTTGATTGGCGAACTGTTACGTAAGAAAACAGTTTGTAACAACACTACTTGTCCATATATCTGTGCTTTAGCATATCCATTAGCTTCTTTTGTCCACTCAAGGTCAGCACCAGTTTTTCTACGAACTCGTACCTGAACTTGGTTTAAAGAGTTCAAATTATAGTAAGTTTTATTAACAGTAAAGGCATCTTTTTTAACAGTGCCATCACCTAATGCAAAATCTTGCCAGGTTGTCCAAGGACCAGTTCCGTCTTTGACTTGAATTTCAATGCGTACCCATACAGATTCTTCTTTACCAGCCTCCTTGCCTTCGGAAAAAATTCTGCGTAAACCTTGTGGCAGGTGTAATGAAACTGTAAATTGACTAATAGGAACAATGGCTCCGCTGGAATCATATACAGGCGCACCACTAGATGCGGCTACAAACGGGCCAAAAGTAGCTTCTGTTAACTCAGCGTTATATTGTCCAGGACAAGTTAGTGTACTATTACTAGGAACTACGTCTACATCTTTTCCATAAATAGCAGTAAAGTCAAGTAACTGTTGTGCTGTTGGTGCAATTTTACGATCTAAAGTAACTGGAGGGACTGGTAAAGTGTATTCACTTATGGAAATATTACCAATTTTAAGTGTACTAGCATCAATGTTTAGCGGGCCGTATCCCCACAATAAAAGCATTGACAGATAGCTTTCAGTATCATTCTCATAGGTAAGATAGTTAACGGCGCCAAGCGGAGGAGTTATCTTTACTTTTCCTAAGATTACAGGAATGGCTTCGTAAGGACGCAATTGGTTTGCACCACCGTTAACCATATACTGCTGAATGTTTGTTCCAGGTGTATTAATATCTGGCGGACGGATTGGTGAAATTGCATTAATAAGTGCTCCGCCAACCATCATAACACCAGTTGAAATAGCAGTATAAGCAAGAGGACTGGCTGCAGCAAAAGCAGCTGCAGTTGTTCCTGCAGTTGTAGCTCCCATAGCAATACCTACCTGGGTAGTAAGCCAGGGCGCAGCAGCCACTAACGCTAGTGTAAGTACTAAACGAAGTGTGTTGCCTTTGCCAGGAACAGCACGATATTCAACACGATCTGTGTCTTTTAGTGCGGTTGTAGACCACTTGCTAGAATCTACAACAATGCCATTTACCATGATAGTAATTTTACTGACTAACTCTTCGGCGATCTTATACTCAAACTTAATCCAATTAGCCAGCTTATCAAGAGTTGTACCTGGTAAAATAGGTACAGTAAATCGTTCAGTACGTAGTGGATGTGGTACTACATTTAAAATTGCACTTTTATTTTCACTGTACTTGTAAAACCCTGTGATGCGATTACGCCAACTCACAGAGTCAAAAGATTCGATTGCGCTAGTGTATTTGTCACGCGCATGCAAAAAGTGGGTGTTACTAACAGCAACACCCATATGTGATTCTACACCAAGAATATTAAATAATACAATGCAACCTTCTGTAGGTTCTTCAATCTGTTCCCAGCCTTCTTTGTACTGAGCAAACAGATCTCTCATACGTTCACTATCATCAGCTTCATAATCAGTGCTAAAACTAGGTAGATCAATATTGTACTCTTGTTTGTAAACAAGACGCACTAATCCCCAGCAATCAATGCCGTTTGTATCCCTACCTTTATCTAGGAAAGGTATGCCTATGTATTTATTTTGCCACATTAGAACATTCCTGGAAAATATGCTGGTGTAAACGAGTGCATTGGGAACGGTTCACGTTCGTAATCTATCATTGATAGGTCTGCAGTTACTGAGTCAGCATTGTAAGAAAAATTACTGATATAGAAACCAGCAAAACTAGCTTCTACTGTATCTGGAGTTTTGGATAGTACCAGTTCCATTTTTACACTAGGCGGACCTACAATAGTTCGTACGATAGGTATTACATAACGTGTAACATCACGTAGGATAATTGAACAACGAGGAGCTTGTGCTTCTTCTTCAGTTGGAAGTGAAATTTCCATAGGCAAGAAAATAAAATCTTGGCTACGGCTAGTTACACCATAAACAACTTCGTCTGCAGTTTCACTGATACGTTTTGTAAATCCATCCGACAATCGTGCAACTACTGTGCTTGGATTAATTGGATCATAAATTGTTAACAAGAAAAGCAAGTCGCTGTCTGCTTCTGGCGAAAAAATCGCACGAATTGCATCTGGCGACATTGTAGTTAGTCTGCTCATGGTAGTATCTCTAGTTTTAAGGATATGTTCCAATATCCAGGAGCTAAATATGCTGTTTTAAATAGTTCGCCATCGCCTTGTGGCACTATGCGTGTTTCTACTGTGGTAGCTTTTCTGGGATGTAAGAAGCCAAATCTAGCAGTGCCACGAAGTGTGTTTACAATCCATGTTTCTAAGGTACTTACTTGTGCAGTTGTCATAACAAACGAAACTTGCAGTTCGTCGGGCCTGCGTCCACGATACCGTTCTTTGGCAGGACCTGCATCCATAGGAGTCCTTATAATTAAGGCTCCTATAGATTCAGTAAATCCTTTTTGTGGGCTTTGTGGAAGTGTTGCTGGCCATGTGTACGTATATGCCATAATTATCTCCTAATTAACTGAGGCTGTAGTCCAAAAGTTCCACGAATAGCTTTTTGTGAAGCACTACCGTTGCGGGCAATTTCACCAGCTGTCATGTCACCGATCATAACCTCAATCTTACGATTACCACGGCTATCAACAGTTTCACGAGTCTCTGCTTGTGCAGTAGAATAGTTATTAACAACTACATCAACGTTTCCACCGCCACCGCCTGCA